GCACCCAGAAAGTTCATCCGTCTCGACCCCCGCTTCAACGAGTGCTACTGCAACGGGTTCACCGACAGGCCTGCCATCGTACACTACGCAGGATTCAAGGACTGGGTCAATGACCCGAAGTGTTATCGGAAAGAATATTACAGAAAATACCGGGACATGACCTGGGGCGAAGCGCTGGCAAAGCGTGAGGACGCAGAGCTGGCGCCGAAACCAAAGACTGCTCAGGCCCGGAAGAGCAGAAAGGCGGCGTCAACATCAACATCCTGATTGCGGTTCCGACCTTTGAGAATATCTATCCGGACACGTTCAAGAGTATCTGGGATCTGGACGTTGGCGAGCACACCGCCACATTTGATTTTGTAAGAGGGTACGACTGCGCAACTGCCAGAAACCGGATCGCACAAAAGGCACTGGACGGCGGATATGATTATGTGCTTATGGTCGATAACGATGTGGTGCTCCCGAAGGACGCACTGCTGAATCTGCTGGAGAATCCGGTGGATGTCTGCCTCGGCTACTATGCGCATCGGGGCGAGAAGAATGAATACAGCGGCAGAATGAATGTGTGCCGGTATGAGAACCCGAACGAGTTTAACTTCCCGTATCGGAACTATCCGTTCGAGTCTGAGTATACCGCAACAGAGCTGGAAGCATTAAAGCTCGAAGGAAAGACCAAAATCCGCATCCACGGCGGCGGCATGGGCTGCGCGCTGATTAAGACCGACGTATTCAACAGAACCGAGTACCCCTGGTACGACTGGCTGAACAAGCCCGACCCGAAAGAGCCGATGCTGTCGGAGGATTTGTTCTTCTGTGAGCGCTGCTTGCAGGCCGCGATTCCGGTACACACGGATGTGCGTGTGGGCTGCGGGCATCTCATGAGAAAGATCCAGTGGCCGGAATGAATAAATCAAGAACCAATAAAGCCCTCGGCTTAACCGGGGGCTTTTCCCCTACAGGAGGAAATGATGGAAAATGATTGAAATTACAGCGAATACAAGACAGGCAACTGTTACAAATAAAGAACTGCTGACGACCGGCTCCGCAGGCATCGTCGTGCAGTTCACATTGTCTGACGACTTCGCCGGTCTTGCCTGCATGGCGGTATTCCGCCAGGGTGAGGATGGCAAAAAGGTTGATGTTGCGCTCGACAACACAACGGCATGCGTTGTGCCTGCGGAAGTTCTAACCGAGGAAGGCGAAGTTCTGTTCATCGGCATCTATGGCGCCAACGGTCAGGGCACGATCATCATCCCGACGGTCTGGGCGGCAGCTGGCGTTGTGAAGCCCGGCACTGACCCGAACACTCCCGCAGAAGCGGAGCCGACACCGGAGATCTGGGCACAGATCCTGAGTATTGCGTCAGATGCGGGACAGGAAGCGGGCGACGCCCTGACGATGGCAACCCGTGCTGCGAATGCGGCAGAGGAAGCTGTCAACTCCTGCGCTGAAGACAGAGCTGCTGCTGATTTCGCAATGACCCAGGCTCAGGCCGCGAGCAACTCCGCAGTTGCTGCCAGTGAAAGCACGCGGACTAACAGCCTGAAAGCGGAAGGGTATGCGGTCGGCACACAGGATGGCGACGAGGTTGAAAGCGGAACGTATTACCAGAATAATGCGTCTTACTATGCATCTTTGGCACAGCACTATTCCGGAACTGCGGCTACCAGCGCGCAGTCTGCTAACTCGTATAAGAACCAGGCATCAACCTATGCTACAAACGCCAGCAACTCTGCCGTCAATGCATCCAGCTCAAAAACAGCAGCTGAAGGGTATGCAAAAGGAACAAGCGGCGGGACACCGGTCAGCGGATCAAGCCAGTATTATCACAACAATGCGGAGTGGTATTCTAAACAGTCTAAGAGCTGGGCAGTTGGTGGTACAAGCACAAGAACCGGCGAAGACACTGACAATGCGAAGTATTATTCAGAGCAGGCCGAAACTGCTGTTGGATCAATAGGAGACTCGGTAGAAGAGGCCCACGAATATGCCACAGCTTCACGCAGATGGGCTGTCGGCGGAACACATACGGTGGAAGATGAAGACACGGATAATGCGAAGTATTATTCGGAACAGGCTGCCAACTATGCACAAGCGGCAGACGACTGGCTGGATGAGAACGTTGCGCAGGAGACGGGATATGTGCTCGACCGTTCGCTGACACTGTCAAATGCGGCTGCTCCGGCTGACCTCGTTGGTGATTTAAAGAGCGAAATTAATAGTTTTACGCAAAAGAAATCACCGAACATTTTTGATGGTGATTTTGATGAATCGGGATATATTGACGATGGTGTTGATAAGTCAAGCTCCAGTTTTAAAAGAACATCAAAATATTATCCGATAGATGCGGTCAACGATGGTTCTTTATATGCTGTTCTTACGGAAACAGTTGATGTATTTTCCATCCTGTTTTTTGATTCAACGAAAACATGGATAAGCAACGCAACTGTTAATAACACGCTGACAAAAACCATCACGCTTCCCGCAACTGCAAGATTTTTCAGAGCATATACAAGAACAACTTTTGCAGGAAATGTTACACTTTCTCTGACCCCTGTTTCTTCTTATATCCCTTATGCGGAAGGGCTTAAACTCGCTGACGATCTCGTTGATTATGAATCTCTCGCAAGCGACCTTTCGGGACTATTCCAGTTTAATCCGGGGGTTAACATTTTTGATGGTAACTATGATGAAAGCGGATGGATTGATGACGGAGTAGACAAAAGCAGCAGCAGTTATGTGAGGACTTCAAATTATTATCCTATTGATGCATCAAAAGGTAATTTGTTTGTCTATCACGAAAACAGCGGAACTGTAAGCCTGTTGTTTTATGATTCTACAAAGACTTGGATTAGAAACGCAAACATCGGTGGAGCAGGAACTACAACGGTATCAATCCCATCAAATGCGGCTTATTATAGGAGTTATAAAAACGTTTCTGTTACTGACGGCATTACATTTGCATATACTTCTGTCTCTTCTTATATCCCTTATGCTGTGCATCTTGCAATTAAAGATGACAGCATCACATATGACATGCTGACGGATGACGTAAAATCAAGGCTTGGTGTTCCTCTTATCGGGAAAACTATTGCTTTTATGGGCGATAGTGTTATCGGTAATTTCTACGATTCCACAGGAATCCCGGCAATCGTTGCAGAAAAGACTGGAGCAACTGTTATCAATTGCGGTTTCGGTGGAACAAGGATGGCATACAATCATGGTGAAAGCATTCAATATACTTACATGAATGCAATATCAGGTGCGGGACTTGCGGGAGCAATTGCAAGTGGAACATGGACAGATCAAGATGCCGCAATTGCAGGATTAACAGGAGTTCCTGATTATTTCTCCGAAAGGCTTACAACCTTAAAAGGGATTGATTGGTCTGAAGTTGATTTTATCATGTGGGAGTATGGCACAAACGATTTTGCAAACGGTGTAGAGCTTGAGGATACAAACGACCCGACCAACCTATTTGCTTATGAAAATGCTTACAGATATGCAATTGAAACGATATTGACTGAATATCCGAATATAAGAATTATTCCAATTACACCGACATACAGATGGTATCAATCCGGTGGGGTTTTCACTGAGGACAGCAACACGCACACGGAAACCGATTATGGCGGCTCAACACACAAACTTACGGATTTTGTGGCAATGGCTGAGGAAGTATCAAAAGACTATCAGTTGCCATGCATTGATGATTATTACACACTGGGAGCAAATCAATATACACGACTTGCATATTTCGACAGCACCGATGGAACACATCCCAACGCAAGCGGCAGACAACGCATGGCAGAGCATATTTCCGCACAGCTTATGTCATTAGTTTAAGATCGTTAAAGGACACTTTAAGTGACTTGGTCAACCAAATATCCAGAGCATTGATTGCTTCTTAACAGCCCGTCTGGAGGCGTAACCATTACAAACTGCGGCGGCTCAGTTCTGGACATTGATAAATCTGGGTTTAACATAATCTCCATGACCGCAAATAGTCGATGTCTTACAACCGCCACTTTAAATATTCTTTTCACAGCACTTCGCTACTCAGCAAGCGAATAATAAATGGCTGAGAAACAAATAAGGAGCAACTATCATGCTTACACAAGAAGATTTAGAAATCCTTATCAACGAGATGTTAGAGGAGCGTGGATGACTTTTGATGAGCTTTGGGAAAATCTCAAGAATGAAAGCGAAGAGTCAATGGCATTCTTTCAAGGAGCAGAAACAATGAGCTACCATCAAACAATCTACAATCTACTCCGTCAGGCTGGCATGACCGAAGCTGGTGCGCTTGGTGTGCTTGGGAATTGGGAGTGCGAGAGCAACTGTGAGCCTTACCGTTTACAGGGCGACTTCTCCCCCAGTCGGGCTGCATCAAAAGAGTATGTGCGCAGGGCTGATGCTGGTGAGATGACGGAAACGGAATTCGCGAAGCCCATCGGATTTTCTTTGGCCCAGTGGACCTACCCACAAAGAAAGCTTAACCTCTGGCGGTTTTGGAAAGCCTATGGTGGTTCCCTTGGAAATATCCAGATGCTTGTAGAGTTTGCCCTGAAAGAGTTCAAAACAGAATACATCCCCGACTGGAGACTGCTTTGTTCTACCAGTGACATTAAAGAAGCCACAAAAGCTGTATGCACCAGATTTGAAAATCCGGCTATCCATAACGTAGAGGCACGGTATCAGGCGGCGCTGCGCATCAAGGCAGAGCTTCAGCTGGGGGAGTGGGAAGACACAGAGGTAGTCGTACCGCCTGAAGAGAACTGGGAACAAATTCCTGCAACAGAATATTGGCCCCCACGTGTTTTGTGCAAGGGAATGACTGGCCCTGACGTTGAAGTGTATCAGGCAGCTCTCAAAGCACGTGGTTGGCTTCAGCAAAACCCTGACGGGGTTTTTGGAAGCTTCTTGGAGGAAGTCGTAAAGAAGTTTCAAAAAGCTTATGGTTTGGAAGTTGACGGAATAATCGGGCCGCAGACAGGCGGAAAACTTTTACAGAGGTGAGAACTGATGGCGGTTGACACAAAGGAGCTGGAAGACCGTATCAAAGATTTGGAGGAGAGAATGGCTCAGAAGGACATCGAGTTTGCGGTCATCAACACCAAGCTCACAGCCATTCTCTGGGGAGTAGGAGTAACAGGAACAGCCTTAATCGGTGTGCTGATTAAGATGGTATTCGGAGCATAAGGAGAAGATACAATGAACTTTGATACACTTGGAATTGTAGCAATCCCTGTGATTACGGTGATCTGTTTTCTGGCGGCAGAGGCAGTGAAGGCGACAGCACTTGACAACAAATGGCTACCCATTATCTGCGGCGGCTTCGGCGGCGTGCTGGGAGTCGTTGCCATGTATGTCATGCAAGAGTTCCCAGCCAACGATTTTCTGACAGCAATAGCAATTGGTATTGTAAGTGGTCTTGCCGCAACAGGAGCGCATCAGGTTTACAAGCAGCTGACCAAGGAGGACTAAATGGCCTACCAAACAACCGGAACCATCACCGGAATGGATGTATTCCAGCGTGCCATCACGATGATGGACGAACTGAATGATGATGGCAAGTACAAATACGAGGATACCAAAGAGTACCAGAACCGCACCCTCGCTATCCTGAACGTTCTCCAGAACGAGCTGTATCCGTACAGCGACACCTACCGGAAACGTCAGGAATGGGGTCGGCTCCGCAGACCGGTTCTCGACCCGCTGGAAGACCTTTACACGGAGATCGACCTGGACGACTACGCCGCTGGCACGGTGCTTCCTTACGGGCTCGCATCGCATCTGCTGATGGACGAGAACCCGAGCACGGCGAACTTCTTCCAGCAGAGGTACGACGAGCTGAAAGCCATGCTGATGCGCGGCATGCCGGGAGAGAGCGAAGACATCGTGGACGTATACGGCGTCATAGAACCGTACAACGAGTTCAGCCGCTGGGCTTGAGGAGAGGAGTGGAATCGTGGCGAAGAACACAGCGCCGCTGCCGGGTGACGAGAGAGTAAAGAAGACAGTCAACAGACCGTACAGCACACCGCTTGCCCTGCACAAGGCAATGAAGAACTACTTCGACAAATGCGCAGGGGAAGGAGAGGGGCTTGGCACACCGCCGACTGTTGCCGGTATGCGCATTTTCCTCAAGCTGAACCACGACAGTTACAACTCCTACAAGGAAGACCAGGAGTATGCTTCCGTGTTTGAGTGGGCACAGGACATGCGGGAGGACTGGTACCAGACCGCAATGCTCCTCGACCCGAAGATGACCTCCGCCTGCATGAACGCACTGAAGCAGCCGGAAAACGGCGGATGGGTAGACCGCAGAGCTGACACCGGAGACAAGACGCTCAGGCTCAAGATTGACGGTGTAGGCGGCGAGGAGGCCTTCCACTGATGGGAAGACCGAAAAAGAACACCGGCTCAAAGGTAACGGTCTGGGACCCTGGTGAGGCGAACCCCAAACAGCTTCAGTTTTATCAGGCAAGAACCATGTTTGTCGGATACGGTGGAGCAAAGGGCGGCGGCAAGACACATGCCGTTCGAACGAAAGCATTCGGAGGAGCGCTCTTCAACCCGGGAATCCGCATCCTCGTCATGAGGTTAACTTACCCCGCATTGGAGGAAAACCATATCTCGCCAATGCGGAGAATGGCAGCGCAGACCGGAGCCGCGACCTACAACACAACGTCCCACATCCTCACGTTTATCAACGGGTCTACCATTCGATTCGGCCACTGGTCCGGAGAAGACAGTGAGGACGAATATCAGGGCCAGGAATATGACTGGATCTTCATAGACGAAGCTACCCAGTTCAGCGAGAGAGCATTCAACTACCTCGGCGGCCTTTTGCGTGGTGCGACACCATTCCCAAAACGCATGTACTTGACCATGAACCCAGGCGGAGTCGGCCATCGGCTCATGAAAAGATTGTTTATCGACAAGCAGTACAAGACAAACTGCGAGAATCCGGAAGAGAACGAAAACCCAGAGGACTACACATTTATTTGGGCGTTTGTCGATGACAACACACACATGCTGGAGCATTCCCCGAACTATCTGAGGATGCTGTCGCAAATGCCCGAAGACCTGAGACGGGCATACCGCTACGGCGACTGGGACGCGCTGGGCGGCGGTTATTTTAAAGAGTTTCAGTTTCAGACTCACATGATGAAACCATTCCGCATCCCGGAGCACTGGATGAGGTACAGGTCGATGGACTACGGTCTCGATATGTTTGCCTGTATCTGGTGGGCGGTCGATACGGACGGACGCATATGGGCATATAGGGAAGTGGAAGAAAAGGGGTTGATCGTCCAAAAGGCCGCGAAGCTGTGCCTGGAGAACAGCCCGATGCATGAGAACATCGCTGCGACCTATGCACCGCCGGATATGTGGGCAACCTCCAAGGAAAGCGGGAAGACAATGGCAGAGCTGTTTTTGACCAGCGGCCTGCCGATCATCAAGTCTGATAACAAGAGGGTACAGGGGCACATGGTAATGAAGTCCATGATGGCCCCTATGCCGCTGAGAGATCCGTATGTCATCAGCCTGTTCCCTGACGGCAAGGCACCGGCGACACTGCCGGGACTGATGCTGTTCAACGACCTCCGAAAAGTGGCAGAGGACATCCGCGATATTCAGGCGGACGAGAAGAACGTCAACGACTGCGCGAAGGTGCCGCACGAAGTCACGCACACGGTAGACGCGGTGCGATACTTCTGCATCAGCAGGAGCCTCAAATCCGAAGAGCCGAAACCGGAACGCAGAGAAGACGACACGGAAAAGGAACAAGACTACGAAGGCTTCATGTGCGGCGGCGAACCACATGACAGTTACCTGTAACGGAGGGAATGTATGGAATTAATTCTGGCGCTTTCTGCGGTTGCTGTTGGAATTTCGATTGCGGCGATGATTTATACAGCCCGGATCGGAAAGATTGCAACACGGGCGTTAAACTCGGCCATACGGGCCTGCTCGAAAGAGGACATGAATGAAATCCGGATTCAGAAGCTTCAGGAGCTGATCCCGGAGGACATCAAGGAAGAGCGAGTCAGACGCAATGTGCTGCTGAAGGAGCTCAACGACGAGATGGAGCGAGGCTTGAAAATGGAGCGCGACTGGAACGACGGGCTAAGCAACATCCTGAACTACAACGGACACGCCAGCACGGAGGGAAAGAATAATGAGTGAAAACGGACTCGGCCTGTTCTCCGGCAAGGACAAGCCGACCAAGGAATGGGGCTGGGACCACTACGAGAAATCCGTATCGTACAACTCCGGCATCCAGCTCCAGGACACGGTAAAAGCAAACGAGAACATGTACGTCGGGAAGCAGTGGGAAGGCGTGCAAAGCAACGGACTGCCAACGCCGCAGATGAACTTTCTGAAGCGCGTTACCGGATTTACCATTGCGACAAACGTATCGGACAACATCAAGATCAATGCAACTCCGCTTGCGTCCTATCCGAACGATGACAAGATGATCGACCCGGTGAGGATTGTGAATGAGGAGTTCGAAACGCTGGCAGAGCAGAACAAGCTTCCCAGACTGACCAAGTGTTTTGCAAGAGACGCAGCAGTGCGCGGAGACGGATGCATCTTTACTTGGTGGGATGCAGACGCAGACGCGGGGCCGAACGGGAAAGGCATGATCCGATCCGAAACGGTGGAGAACACGAGAGTATTCTTCGGGAACCCGAATGACAGGCGCGTTCAGACACAGCCGTGGATCATGGTCGAGAAGCGGGAGATTGTCCGGAATGCAAAGCGCAGGGCGAAAGCCAACGGCATGAAGGACTGGGAGCAGATCAAGCCGGACGACGAAGTTGTCGAGACAATGGACAGCGCGAAGAAGACCGACGACAAGGTGACGACCATTCTGCTGATGTGGAAGGACGACGAGACCGGAGAAGTCTGGGCGTATGAGTTCTGCCACGACTCGGTGATCAAGGATGCATGGAACCTGAACATCCGGCTGTACCCGATTGTGTGGCTGAACTGGGACTATGTCGCAGACTGCTACCACGGTCAGGCAATGATCACAGGACTCATACCGAACCAGCTGTTCGTGAACAAGGCATGGGCCATGAGCGAAGTGAGCATTATGCGCTCTGCATGGCCGAAGACCATCTACGACCGGACGAGAGTGGCACACTGGGACAACCGGGTAGGCGGAGCCATCGGTGTGGCAGGCAATGTGGAAGGCGTGGCAAAGATTGTAGACCCAGCGCAGATCAGCCCGCAGGTGTTCCAGTACATCAATGCGGCAATCAGCCAGACGGAAGAATGCCTCGGCGCCACGGAAGCGGCGCTCGGCGAAGGCAAGGCATACAACACCTCCGCCATTCTTTCACTCCAGAGAGCGGCGAGCACGCCTCATGAGATCACAAAGCAGAACCTCTATGATGAGATTGAGGACCTTGCAAGAATTTATCTGGAGTTTATGGCAGAATACTATGGCAAACGCAAGGTTGACATGCCGGTCACGGACGAGATTCGGCAGGTGTATGAGCAGGCAAACGCGCTGGCAATGGAGAACGGAATGCCCGAGCAGGAGATCCCGCAGACGGTCACGGTCGAGTTCGACTTCGGAACACTGAAGGATCATCCGTTCAGCATTCAGGTAGACGCGGGCGGAAGCTCTTTCTACAGCGAGACAGCCTCGCTCCAGACGCTGGACAACCTTCTGCTCAACGGCAGAATAAGCACGGTCCAGTACCTCGAGAGAATCCCGGACATCAACATCGCAGGCAGACGGAAACTCATCGAGGAGCTAAAAGCACAGGAAGACATGGAGCGCCAGATGCAGGAACAGGCCATGATGCAGCAGGCGGCGCCTCCGGTACCTGAGACCGGCAACGTCGCAGAGACAGACGCCGCAGAGGAACAGAGAAGCACCGGATTCCGCGAACTCGGCGAGGCGCTTCGGGCAATAGGAGGATAAACCATGAGCTATGTAGGAAAAGTTGATCTGGACGGGACTCAGCATCTGGTAGCAAACACTCTGTATGGAACCTGTTCGTCCAATGCATCAGAGAAAGACAAGGTTGTTACACTTGCAGATTATGACGAGCTGATGACCGGCACCATGATTCAGGTGAAGTTCACCAACACCAATACTGCGGTCGGGACAGTCGATGACCCGATCACGCTGAATGTCAACGGCACCGGAGCGAAGACTGTTTACAAGCATGGGAATGTGCAGCCGGGGGCAACAGAAGTTACGTCATGGAAAGCGAACTCCATCGTTTCCTTTGTCTATGACGGGACAAACTGGATGATGATTGATGTGAATCCGGTCATCTCAGAAATTCTCAAAACCGTGTATCCGGTCGGGGCGATCTATATTTCTACGGTAAGCACAGACCCCGGCACCTTGTTCGGCGGGACATGGTCACAGATAAAAGGCCGGTTTCTTCTCGCTGCCGGTTCAAATGCTGCCAATACGAGCAATGCATACGGCTCGCTTGCGGCAGGAGCAATTAATAGAACCGCAGGGGAGAAGGGGGGTGTGGTTTCACACACGCTGACCACGGGAGAACTTCCAGCTCACACTCACGGAAGCAAAACACTGTCCGGCAGCATCGCCATTAAGAACACGGCAGATGATGCACTGCTTATTGACTGGCCGAGCGGCATTATATCCAGAACGAAAAACGGTTCTGATGAGACGATTCTTGGTGTTGTAAAAGGTACGTCAAGCAACAAAGCGTCTATCCTTTCTGTTGATGCGTCACATGAGCACACAACGGTAGGCAGCGGTGAATCGTTCAGCATTATGCCTCCGTATCTGGTAGTCTACGTCTGGAAGAGAACCGCCTAAAAGGAGGTTGCTATGGCACAGATTACAGGAGCAACCAATGAAAAGGTTTACAGCGTTTCAAAGTGGCTTGGCGTGAATGAACATCCGGACGGTGATACCCGCTTAAAGATGGGCGAGGCCAGCCGAATGGTCAACTGGAAGGTCACCCGAGACGGCAATCTCAAGCGCAGGCCGGGCACCGAGTTTGTCGCAGGACTGTGCAGCGGGTATGAGCTGAGCGTCAGTACAAAGCTCACACTGATCGGGGTGTTCGCAGCGACAGATAAGATCAGGCTTTATGAGAGCGCCAGCACGGACGCAAACCCCGGAACTATTACGCTCGGTGATACTATCGGCTATGTCAGAGACGGAATCATCCACGGCCTTGACGGCACGGTTGAAGACGGCGTGTTCACTGCCGGAGAAGATGCAGAAATCACTGTATCACATGGCGTGATGACTGGGAGCGCAGGCGGCACGGATATGCAGATGCAGAATCTCGCCACAGCACTGGCCGCACTGGATGAAGGCGACTTCTACTACATCTATTACGATGAAGTGTACTACGCCATCAACAATACCTGCCTGGTGCAGGACCATGACCAGTACATGCTGAGCGGATATATCGCCACGGCAGTCCCGACCTCTGCGGCAAAGCCGATTGCAGGAATGTGGACAGGGCTCTGCGGCGGGAAGGAAGTCCTGCTCGCTGCCTGCGACGGCAAAGTCTACAGCCTGTGGGACGACGACAACAAACAGTTTGAACGTCAGGCGGTCGGCACGATTTCAACTGACAAGGGCGTAAGCTTCTTCCCGTTCAACAACAAAGTCTACATTCTGAACGGCTATGACTACTACGAGTACAACGGGTCTACAGTCTCTGCGGTCACCGGATATATTCCGGTGATTGTCAAGCAGCTTTCGCCGGACGGCAGCGCTTCGCCGGGAGGAACAGAGACAGGATCTTATGTCAACCTTCTGATCAACAAACGGAAGGTCTGGATTTCTCCTGACGGCAATACGAACAAAACCTTCACGTTGCCGGAGGACATCACCGCTGTGGACAGCGTAACGGACAGATCGACCGGAACGGCACTGACGGTAAATACGGACTACACGGTCAGTGGGAATCAGGTTACGTTTACCAGCAATGTTGAACTTGTTGCAGGCGTGGACGCTTATGAGATCGCGTACACGGTGCCGAAACACAATCCAGCGACAGTGCCGGACGACGGCATTCCGGATTACAGAGCACAGGTGACCGGCAATCTTTACGCGGAGCTGTTCGCCGGAGCGACCGACACAGCCGTGTTCCTCTATGGCAATGGCACGAACCGTGCAATCTATACCGGTATGGATGAAGACGGAATGCCGCAGGCGGATTATTTCCCCGACCAATACAGCGTGGACGTTGGCGACAGCAACACACCGATCACGGCAATGATCCGTCACAGCGGGGCACTGGTCACATTCAAGACCGATTCCGCATGGGCGCTGACCTATTCAGTCACGGAACTTGTCAACGAAAATGACACCATCGCAATCTACTGTACCCCCCTTAATAAGGACAAGGGCAACACGGTACCCGGGCAGGTGCAACTGGTGCAGAACAATCCGATCACATGCTCCGGCACGGAGCTGTATCAGTGGACGGGGGTATCCAGATACTCCAGCAGCATCGGGAGGGACGAGCGCAATGCAAAGCGGATCAGTGACAGGGTGCAGACCAGTATCAAAGAAGTCAGCTCCAAGGCCATCTGCATGTGGGATGACAACGACAACTGCGAATTTTATATCGCGGGGAACGGCATTGCCCTGGTCTGGAACTATGTGCTGGATGTGTGGTATCGATATGAAACCTTCGACGCAGTACGGATGTGCTCCTTCCACGGCGAGGTCTACTATGGAAGTTCAGACGGCAGAATCCGAAGGCTGACCGACAATGCCAATGGCGACGAAGGTCTGGCGATCCATGCCGACTGGGAATCCGGCGCGATGGACTTCGGTGCAGGGAACATGAGGAAGTACAGCAGCGCCATGTGGGTAGGGCTGAAACCGGAAGAAGGGACTTCCGTTGACGTCTGCATCGAGACAGACCGGAAGAACACATTCCGCGAGAAAGTCGTCAGCTCGACAAAGGCAAAGGTGGCAGGCCAGCCGTTCATGACACGCACAAAGATCAAAGCAAAGAAGTTTGTGTACTACAGGCTGAAACTCAGCGTGGACGATAAGCAGCCCGCAGTCACGGTGACGGACGTCAACATTCTGGTGAGAGCTACAGGCTACGCCAAGTGAGGTGGAAATATGGCAACATTACAGGAACAGTTCAACGCGAGAAAACAAGAATCAGCAAACCAGATCAACAACCTCTACAACAAACAGCTGGCGGCAACAAACCAGGGGCTCAAGGCAACGTATGACCAGAATCTGTCGAGCGCGACAGCGGGAAGAGACAAGCTTGCTCCGCAGTATCAGTCTCAGGCAAACAGCCTTGCGGCAGCATATGAGCGGAACAGACGGAACGCGAACCTCGCGGCCATGACGAGAGGACTCGCGAACGGAACACAGCAGCAGATGCAGAACGCACTGCGGAATCAGTACACTGCGAACTACGGAGCACTCAGAGGGGAGCAGGCCGGAGCAATCACCGAAGCAAACCGGAACATCGCAAACCTCCAGCAGACCTATCAGAACAATCTGGCACAGGCACAGCTCGAGAACGAGAACAAGCGCGCTGCCGAACTGTTTAAGGACCAGAATACGCAGCAGGACTGGTACGAGAATCAGGCTAAGACGCTGGCAGGCTACGGCGACTTTTCCGGCTATGCAAGCCTCTATGGTCAGCAGACGGCAGACGCAATGCGGAACACATGGGTCGCTC